TTTGTTTATTAGCAAAAATGCTGGCGCCAGTTTTTAGTACCGTAGGTAGAAGTGAAAGTAATGGTCCCATTAATTATTTGATGATTGATACTATGATAATGGCAACAACAACACCTGCTGCTATTTTCCATTTAACAGGCATGTCAGCCCATTTTTCTTTTAAAGATTCGATCATGATGACCTCCTTTTTTTCTTTTTTACACCTGCTTCGCTTAATGCGATAGCTATGGCTTGCTTTTTATTTACCACTTTTTTATTAGATTTACCAGACTTAAGTTTACCGGACTTATATTCCCGCATTACTTTGCTGATTTTCTTTTCTTTTTTCACTATTTTAACTTAAATAAATTACCAACTCCATTGGCCATTGGTCCGCGTAGCGGTGGTACTAGGCCGCCCTGGTTATAGCCAAAAATTTCGTTTTCTAGTCCAGGTATAGTTGTTCCTTTACTTAAATATAAAGCTGTTCCTATTGGATCACCATCCATCTCAATATAATCATCTAAGTTCTGTAGTCCACCTTCAGTGATTGAATCAGCCACCATTAATTGTGGAAAAAGGGACTGCAAAACATTAGTATCGAATACTTCTGGTCCAATATTAAAAGCTGAACTTAATGCGTCACTAGTTTCTTTAAGACTGTCGTCCTGTATTCCTGGTTTAAAATACTTTGATAAATTTGACACAGTTAGTTCAGGAGAATTATCTTCTTCAACAACAGGAACCTCTTCTTCTGTTTTGTTCTCTGCTTCCTCTTGTTCTTTTTGGTAAGCGTCTATTTGTGCTTGCAACAAATTAGATTTTTTGTCTCCAGCCAACATACCCATAATAGACATAAGTCCAAGCGGTGCTATGATGTCGGATTCTCTCATATTAGTTCTCTACTATTGTACTTTTCATTTGCTGAATACCACTTTTAGCTAATGATACACTTGCTCTTAGTTTTTGGTGCTCATCATTCTGTTCCATTTTCTCTTCTGCTAGCTCTCGAGCCTGTAATAGTTTAGCTCTGTCCATTGCTAGATCATTTTGTGACTCTTCTTCTTTTCTAGACTCTTCTTTGGCCCTAAGATCAATCTCTCTATCTTTAAGTTTCAATAATGGATCATTTTCAATCTGATTTAACACTTCTCGTTCTGCTTCTGCGTACTCTGCCATAAATTCAGCTATTAATTGTGATTTTCTAGCCTCCATAGACGTTTGCATACTTTGCATTTGCTGTTGTAGTTGCATAACTTGCGGATTTTGTTGCATTTGTTGTTGATTTGGTCCCGCCTGTTGCATCATCATCTGTAATTGTTGTCCCATTTGCTGCATTTGAGCAATTTCTTCGCTAAATTCTAACTCAATTTGCTCTCCAGCCATCAAAGTTATGTGTTCCATACAGTTTTGTTGCAATAATCCCATTGCTTTTGGATTATTACGTACAATTGTAGTCCCCATAAACTGTAAATGCGCTTTCATGTGTGCCTGATGGTCTTGTTTTGGAAAAGCTTGAAACTTTTTACCATTCATTGCTAAAATATTTTCACTTGCAGGGTCTAAAGGTGAAGGTTGCATTGGTGGTGGCAATAATGTGTCAATATTTTTGACACCTAATGCCTCATACATGTGTTTATAAGCATGATACAAATTATGCATTTGCGGATTTGACATTGCCATTTGTAATTCTGTTTGTGCAATTGTAATTCTTTGTGTTTGTGAAAAGATATTTGGATCTGCAACCGGTACAATATCAACTCTGTCGTCAAAGTCAGTTGCAAAAACTTGTCTATTGCCACCAACTATATCGTATGGATACATTGGTGGAAGGTATGTTGAAAAACATTTAGCAAGTAACATAAACTCACATTTCATTGCTGCGTAAATTCTTTTGTGAATTGCTGACATAACCCGCGATCCACGTTCCAAGAGCGCCATAGTTGTGCCCACGGCTGCTGATTGATTTCCGTCACCCACTTGCATATCTGCAATGGACGCGAAACGTTGACCTGCTTGGACAACAACTCCCATTAGTTGTAGGAGCGTGGCACTTGGATCTTTAAATGGTAACGGCATAAATGCGTCACGAAGATTTCCACCAGGCGCATCAACATCACGGAACTCTCCCGGCTGCAACGGTTGAGCTTCGTCTCTGACTCTGATGCCTCTTTGTTTGAATCCGGCTGGTAAGTTTGACAAGGTGCCGGCGTCAAGAAGCTGTCTCAATGCTGCAGTTGCAGTTCGTGACAGTCCGCCGATCATGTGGATAAGGCCGAATCCATAGAAGCCTAGTCCTGGTAAAAACTTAAAGTGTACAAAATATTCTTTTTTCTTTTTCATAGGATCTTGTTGTGCATAGTTCCTTCTGATAGCTAAAACTTTTCCAGAATCATCATGAACAGTTACAACATAAGGAATTTTAATTTCTGTTTCCTCTCCGTTTTGGTCCTTGTCTTCAAAACCTTGTAGGTTAAGTTCAACATGGCACTCTAATAAAGTATGAACATCTTGTCCTGATGTTCTAGAAATTCCTTCTAAGTCATCTTTTTTATCTAAGACATCATCGCTTTCATAACCTGCTTCTCCAATATCTTCTTCTTTGTAAAAACCAGCGTACATTTGTTTTCGCAAATCGTTTTCAGATATTTTAATTTTATGAATAATTGTATCAGTATCTTCTAGTGAAGTTGCAGTGTAGCTTACATATAAATCTTCTGCAGGTACAAACTTAGAAACACATCTTTGTAAATTTGAATCAAAATAAACTTTTTTAAATGTTGATCCTGCAAGAGGTAAATTAAATAACATCTGATCAAACTCTGGCTCATACTCTTTCATGTTTATCATGAGCTGATAGTTCATAAAATCTTTTACACGTGCAGATTGTTTTTCTGATTCTGGATTAACTGCACCAACAATTTGAGTTCTGACCGGCCCTTGTGCTGGTAGTAATTCTTTATAGGCTAATGCCTGAAACTGTGTAACAGACTCAGCTAGTACTGGATGCGTTGCACCTGATGCACCTTGAAATGGTTCTGATCTGTTTTCGTATTTAAAACCAAGAAGGTCTAAACCTTTTGTGTATGCGTCTTCCCAATCTTGTCTTGATGTTTTAAAATCTTCGTAAGCATCTTGCATATCAGAAGCAACTTCATTTAAAACATCATCTTCTAAAAATTCTGCTAAATTAGCTTCGTGATTTTCTCCACCTTCCATGGCAGCTGTTGCAGGATCAAAATCAATTTCTGCTCCTCCGTCTTCCATGATCTCAACATTAATGTCTGACGGATCATTTGCTAAACGCTCTTCTATTGCAACTTCAACAGAAGAGTCAACTACGTTAGTCTCTTTTGTTAAATCATTTACTTTATCTATTGCCATATTATTACCTCGTTATTTTTTGTTCAGGTCTTATGAATATCCTGCTGGATTGCCGCCATCTCTTGGCTTAGAACCATCAAAGCCTTCGTTAGTCTGTCCACCGCCATCTTGAAAACCAGGACCAGAACTAGTTATAGGGCCGGCTGGTACGTTCGTATTTGTAGTATTTGTATTTGTATTTTGTGTGTCGTTTTCAATATCTGCGGGAACTTCGTTATTAAATAAACTTCGGAAAGTATTTACTAAACGATTATTGGTAAGACTAAATCCTTCTTCATCATCATCATCTTCGTCCATACCAAAAAAGTTTGAAACACCGTCAGATATGTCAGCAAACATATCGCTCCAAGACTCATAACCAAAATCTTCATTTGGTTCATTGTAATTTGGTCCATAAGGATTATTTTCTGATCCACCACCCTCTCGAATGATAGTATCTAAAGTTTCAACTGGGTCTTCTACAATTACTTCCTCATCTTCATCTACAACATCTTCTACTACTGGAGCTGTGTATGAATCTGCAAAGCTAAAAACATTTCTGTTAGGGTCGAAATTTACTAAACTTGCTATACCATTTGACATTAATAATACGTCCTCTGTTGTTCTGGCAATGGTTCATCCTCGTAATCATCGGGATGCTCGACAAAGCCACCTTGTCTAAATCTCATTACGGCTTGAGTCATACTATCCACTAAGTCATCATGTTCGCCTAATGGAAATGCAGCGCATTCCTCAATAACCTCTTCTGCAAACTTTTTGTCTGGTGCCCATACCATTCCGGCTTCAAACAAAGGAGCTACAGAGTTTATCCTTGTATGTTTATCATTTCCTTTACTTGGTGTAAAGTTAATAACTGGTATCCCTAGTTTACGCAATTCATAGGTTAAAGGCAAGCCTGAAGCTTTAGCTTCCACGATCACCGTTTCGGGCTTCCAGTAATCATATTGTTCTTTAGCTTTCTTACGTAGCTCTGGAAACTCGTATCTATCCTTAACCATGTCCAATAATATTAAATTTGGTGCACTGCCTTCGTCTGGACAAAACACGCCCCACGTAGTTATGGCGCTGTAATCAGCAGTTTCTTTTTTCATAAACGCTGTATCATAAGATTGAATTACATGCAGTAATGCCGGTGGCTCTGGCTTATCATACAATTGCCACCAATGCCTTTTTATAATACTACCTTCAGCTGCTGTCGGATTTTGTTGATATTGTGCGTTCCATTTGGTAATAGCTACAGATGCTTTCACCGCTTCTAACTCTTCTAGCTTCCAATAACCAGGCCACACCGGTTTACCACTGGGTAAGATGGCAGGGAATTCTATTACTTCCCATTGGTCTGATTTTGGTTCTGTCTGTGCTTTCATTAATTTACCTGTCAGATCAACAACGCTCCAGCGAGTCATCACGACAATTATTCTGCCTCCAGGTTGCAAACGCTGACGAGGCCCGGACGTATACCACTCATATACTCGATCGTAACTGGCCATGTTCATTGCGTCCTGCTCAGAATGTGGATCATCAATAATAAGTAAGTCCGCTCCACGGCCCGTGATTGATCCACCAACACCAGCGGCATAATATTCTCCGCCCTGGTCCGTTTCCCATTTACCAGCGGCTTTTGAATCTTCTCTAAGTCTAGTCTGAAATATATCTTGGTATTCTTGTTGCTCCATTACGCCCTTAGCTTTACGTCCAAACCGGACCGCGAGCTCTGCATTATTGGTGGCTTGAATAATTTTTAATTTAGGATTGTTGCCAATCATCCATGCAGGTAGATAGTTAGATGCAAACTCAGACTTTGTATGACGTGGCGCCATATTAATAATCAGTCTTTTTATTTCACCACTAGCAACACGATTAAATTTGTCCGCCATAATTTTATGGTGTTTGCCTTCTATAAAATCAGGCCACATATGTTTTACAAAACTTAAGAAGTCATCGCGGATCTTTTGCTCACCCTTCTTTTCTTCAAGGAGAAGCATTGTCTTTAAATATTCTTTTCTAGTATCTGGTGGTAATTGTTTTACCTGTTCTGGAGTTAGCATTTGAAAAAATTTTCTAAAAAATTTTGCACCTTTTTGTTTCAAGCAAAGTGAAAACGATATTAGCCCATATCTATTTACAAATCAAACTATATATCAACATATAGGATCCCTATCTGACAGAATCCGGGTGGGGTGGGGGTCATGACTTTCTAGCTCAGAATCTGACATGGTACCTCTATTGGCGGGGCGGGTGGGCCCCTCAGTGCGCAAGCACATACTATATATGGGGTGGGTGGGCCCGCAAGGGCACAAGATGTTGTGTCAAGAAAAAAACGACACAAATAAAAAAAGTTATCCACAGTGATATTTATGCAACCTACATGTGGTGGGTGGGCCCGCAAGGGACACAAGATATGTCAATAAAAAAATAAAGTTATCCACAGAAAAAAATAAATTAATACTTGATTATTATATGATAATATGAGATAAGATATTATTAATTAACTAACAGAAAGAATAACAATGATTAAATGTACGAGATGTGATTGCAATACAACACATGATTATATTGCACAAGTTGAGAGTGGTGATGTCTGTTTAGATTGCATTACTCAAGATGAAGATGACCAACTACAATGGGAACAAGCAGAAGCAAGATTTGAGCAGTTCCAAGAAGCACAAGGGGAGGGACAATAATATGTATATATTATTAGAACAAAGAAACTACACATATTGCGACAAAACAAAAGATGTAAATGTGTATGTAGAATACAAGTCAGACAAAAAAGAAAATGTTGAAGCTATGAAACTTATCAAAGAAGAAGAAGCAAAACTTATTGAGCAAGACAGAAGCTACAACAAAGAATTTGTCTATCAAATAGTCGAGTTAGTTAATTAATCTTGACAAGGTCGAGGATAATCGTATATGATTATCCTCGATTAACTAACTTAGAAAGGATAATAAATGTTAGATAAAAGATATGATGAAATATACTCTATCTTAGATAAAGAGGACAAGCCAATCGCTTTGGAGTGGATTCAAACAGAACTAAGCAAGGCAACACAATTCAAGATACATTTTTTTCATAAAGGCAAAGAGGATATTGTAATACGCAAGGGCTTCTTTGATGAAATGTGTAGAGTGTGGGAAACGCAGAAAGGCAAAGTTGCAGTCTGTTTTGTATGCTTAGATAACAACGATCAAATCAAGGGTTATAGAACTGCAACCGATATAGAACATATTGAAGCTATGATACCTAATACAATGGAGGTAATGAATTAATATGGGATTAGCTTTATTTTGGGGAGTAATATTCTTTGGGCTACTATTAATAGTAGCCTTAGGAATAAGAGATATAATAAGAGTTATTAGAGGTGATGAACTATGAGAAGTAGTGCAAGATACTGTGCTAATTGTGGTAAGAAGTTTTACCCCAATGCATATAGCTCATACCCACAAG